GATCAACAGATCGTTGTTCTTGAAAATCTCTTGAAGGGACTCCCAGTCGCGGATGGGGCGCTTGGGGTCCGAACTTCCGGTCTTTACCTTTTCGAGCAGGAGGGCTTTCACGGCGGGGACGTCCCACCCCATGGAGGCGGCTGCGCCCTCGTTAGCGATACAGCGGTATAACTCCGAGCTGGAATAGTTTTTAACCACTCCGGCGACGTTCAGGGCTCCCGGGTCCGCCTTTGTCTGGCGCGGGATGAAGAAATCGCCGAACTTGACGGCCTCCCAGCGCCAGTCAATGGGGTCCGCGTGATACCCGACAGCCAGCCCATTGGCCACAAAGTGGTGGCAGCAGTAGAGAAACCGGCTGAAAAAACTAGGCCACTGTCGAAGCATGATAGAAAACTCACGAGTCAGCGCGTCTTCATGGCGAATGCGCTCATCCTCGGCGTAAACTCCCGGGGTTACCGATACCCGGATAAAGTGCTCAGTGGAGGTGAACAGATCGACATACCCACCCATTGAGTATTCGAGCAGCGCCCCTCCCTCGTCGAAGTTCAGATTGCTGCGGTCCCCTTGGCCCGTCTCATTGAGGTCGGCCTGCGCGTAGGGCGGCGCTCCGTCAATCATGGCCTGCACCAGCGTCCGCTTAGCGTTGCTATCCCGATCATCCTCCCGCATCTGGTTAAAGACGTTGAAAGCCGAGGGGGCATCTTTGATGCGGCTATACCCCGGCAGGGCCTTCTTTGCGGCACCCGACAAGGCGGTAGACGGGAGTGCGGACACTTCGCGGAGGAGTTTCTTCATGTGCCCGGAAGATTCAGGGTGGGGTGCCATTGTCAAGAACGTTGAGCACCAAACTCGGGTTGGAAAAAATATTCTACCAAAGAGAAATCCCCCCCAAAAATGGCCATTGCTGCGGCGACCTTTTTAAACCCTCGGTGGTCTGGGGTTGGGAGCAGGTCCTTGGGGAACCGTGTCACGGTATACCGGACAATCTCATCTTGAATGTCTTTCGCTGAAAAGGTTTTCGGGAGGAGTCCAGACAACGCGTGCTGGACCTGCTCTACACTCTCCCCTCGGATAAGCGACCAGCTGTCGCGGGGGTCGGGGTAGGCCCACCCAGTGGGGTATCCCTTGGGCCAGTGCATCCGCTTGATCCCATCAGAAACGTTGGAAGATACCCACGAGCCCCCCGCAGTCTCTACTGGGAGTTTGGGTAAAAACGTGCGCCCTCCGAAAGACGGGAACACATTCCGGCGTGGGTGAAGCATCGACGGCGAGGCGAGAGATACTTCGAGTATCGTGGGGACTCCCACACCATCAGCAAGGGCCGCCACAAAGCACTGATTGCTCACCAACAACTCACTGCGGGTCAGTAGGCTCGCGACCTCTACAAGGTCCCCAGACTCTGCCCATGTCAATGGGGTGCCGGGAAACTGCTGCTCAAAAGCGTCCAACTCTTCGAGGGACCCACAGAAGGTGAGGGGGCCGTCTGCATACTCCTGCAGAATGCGCTCCCATGGAAAAAACTCATTGTGAGATTCCAGCGAACGCGAAATCACCACACCACTGCGCGGCTGGCTAGGTGTCGAGATCCAAGGAGCTGGGATATTGGGCAGCGAGATTCCGCACCAGAGGGCTTGGCTGTGTAAATACCCAAGGTGGGAGAATGTGGAAGGGCACTCGGCCATGTTGAGCGCGGCCCGTGGGTCTGTTGCAGAAAGCAACACCTCAATACGGCGTGGGAAATACTGAGCAGCAAATTCTCGAAGAGACTTCGCCCACCTCCGGCTTGCAGAGGTCCCCGGAGGGAGCACGAGCCGGTGGGGACCTTCAGGCATCGCCAACAGAACGGGGAAGAATAGTAGCACCTCCGAGAGGGAGCGCGCAGGGTGGTAAATAGTCATCAGTTGAGTGAGTTTCTCGCCCGCTCAGTCATGCTAAGCCGACGGGAGGCGATTTGAAAGGTCGACTTGGCTAAGCGCCCCCGACCGGGGGGCGCTCGCCGGATCTTTTCAGAGGAGACAAACCCCAAACGAGTGCGGCACAGCTCGACCAAAATAAACGCTGCGTCAGCGTTGTCGGGGCTCTCATTGGTCCGGTTCTTCATCGCCACCTTGGCCTCTACGCAGAGCAGCAGTTTGCGACCCTTCACAGTCTCATACTTGCGGTTGCACATTTCCTTGATGGTCGTCGGGTCTAGCCCGCGAAGCTGGCCAGCGCGCAGCAGTTCCTTGCCGGAGAACCACAACTCGGTGACCCGGTCATAATACCGGTCAGAGGCTGGGACGTCAGGCTCCGCAGAGCTGACAGGACGATCAGATGCGGCCCCGGCAAAATTGACGCGCAGAATTTCTGGGGACCACACGACGGCGAGAATGTCCGCGAAAGGTGCCCCCGCCCCGGTGGAGTCGAGCGCAAAGTTGCGGGGGTGGATGCCCCGGGATTCACATGCCGCCTTCACCTTCAAACAAATCTGATATGAGTGGGGTGTCGCGGTGTCAGCAACGTCCGCAATAATGGTGGTAGAGTCGTGAAATTCGAGGACCTTTTTGCCAGAGGCATCCGTGCCTACGACACCAAAACGAAGTAGGCACCGGTCTCCCCCAAATGTGAAGGAGGCGTCAAGAGCCGCCACAGGCGTCTTGACTGGAGCACTGGACCACTCTGCCTTGACGTGCCCCGAAAAGCGCTCGATGTCCGCCTCCGAGTAGACAGCATCAGACTCTCCCGTGGGGCACCAAAAACCCTTCATCATGCGGTAGTAGGCCGGAGACCGTTCCCCCAGAATTTTAGCTTGATCCAGCTTGGCCTTAGTGACGAGGAACGGGTATGTGTCCACGCCAGAGAGGATGTTGGGGGAGCGCTCCCCATCAAACCGAATGAAGATCCCGCGCTTAGTCTTCCACCGATAAAAGCTTTCGTTGACTGAGTTCCACCCATCAGCGGGCTCACAGAATAACCCGAAAGGGTCGTAATGAGATTTAGGATTGCCAATCCCGATCATGCGAAACTCCTCGTTGATGGCCAGATTAGAGTAGGCCGTGGTGAGCACACTCTCGGCCAGCTCGGGTAGCTCATCCGCCACCAGCCTCATACGAGTGGCTTTATATCCCATGAACTTGTTGACGGCGTCCTTCTCTTTTTTGCGGTCACAGGCAATGAGGGAAAGACCGAACTTGTCCGACTGCAGTCCCTCAGCGTCAAACCGCACGATTCCCTGAGACGAGACCAATTTTCCCGGCATGCCCGGAACGGCTTGGAAGTAGTCTTCCACCGTGGACCAGATTCGGTTTCGAGAATCTTTCAAGGACGTCGAAGTGTAGATGACCTTGGTGGCGTGCGGCGCGCACAGCCACTCCACGATACCCCACACAGCAAAGAAGTCAGTCTTGCCAGACGATGCGCACCCACCCACTCCGAGGTATCGGTTGGCGGCGGCGGCCTCGTTCATCTCTTCAGCCCACGGATGCCATATGAATCGTTTGGAAGACTCCGGGTGGTTCCATAGGATGTCTACGATGCGGCGAAAGTGGTGGGCCTTCCCCGGTGAATGGGGAGCCCCGTCCCGGTAAACAACCAACTCCACGTCGAGTTCAGACGCTCCGGGCGGGAACTGGAGCCCGTAATAATTGACAACCGGGGCAGACTTTTTCTTGACTGAGGCCATTTTGGGGTCGAGGGATGGGGAAGTTATTTTAAATAACAAATTATGGACACTACTACAAACACTGACTCAACTATCATGCCCCCCACTAGCACAGCAACTCTCAAGGAGGTCGCTGAACTCTTCATCCAAGACTGCGAGCGGCGCAAGTTGACATATCACCACATCCGCACGGTGCGCAGCAGGCTCAAAAACTTTGTGGCGCGGCACGGCAAACGCCCGCTGGCCGACATCACCAAAGATGAAGTGCAGGAGTATCTAGCGAAAGTCGGGAGCCCCGTGACACAGGTGAACCACCTGCGAACTCTCCGAAGTGTGTTCCAATATGCGAAGGACATCGACGTGCTGCCGTGGGGTGTGCGGGATGTCACGCTGCGGGTAAAGACCCCCGCTTGTGAAATGTTGGAACCCGAGTTTTTTACCCCCGCAGAAATGCGGGCGCTGCTCGCCGCAGCCTCGTCTGAGCCCCGGTCTGAGCACTACCTCATTGCTGTCCTCGTGCTGGGTGGCTTCGCCGGTCTGCGATGCGAGGAGATCCTGCGGCTGCAGTGGGGGGACGTGCTGCTGGAACACAAGATGGTCCGTCTGAGCGCGACAGTCACAAAGACCTCTCGTCGCCGCCTTGCTGAAATTTCAGACAATGCCGTAAAGTGGCTGGAACACGTGAAAAAGGCCGTGGGTCCGGTGGTGCCTATCGAATACCGCAGAAACCTCCACCGCGAAGTGGCCCGCATTACGAGCCGGGCTGGTGTTGTGTGGAAGCGCAACGGGCTCCGGCACTCATTTGTGACTTACGCGATGGCAAAAGAGCGTAATGCTTACGCGGTGTCAGAGCAGGTGGGGAACTCCCCGAGGGTGCTGCAAGCCCATTACAAGGGGCTCGTGTTTCCTGCTGACGCTACCGAGTGGTTTAACATTACCCCTGACAGCACGTTGTAGGCACGTGCTGTCAGGGATGGGTGACGCACCCCCTCACACAGCGGGAGTCCCGAGGGGTTCCTTCAAGTCGATGTGGTATCTTGTGATACCAGCGGTTTTGACAACCTTGCTGAGGGGGGTGTAGTAATCTCTGATCTTGGCCATGATGCGCCCGACGGCCACAGGAGTGTAGCTCCGCATGACGCTGGCGAGCGATGGGTCACTGTTAATAGACATGATGAGGTCCGTAGTCGAACCGGTCCACACGCGGACGCCGGGAGGAGAAACACGAAGCGCCTCGGGCCTCCATGCTTCGAGCACTTCCACAAACCTGTGGTCTGGTGAGCTATCTCGGGCAGCTTCAACCAAGTCTGGGTGGTGGTAGCTATGGACGCCATAGCGTGGGTTGGTCGAGTCGAGGACGCCAATCGGGGCAGTCCAGTCCACGAGCCACCGCAAAAAATAGGGCAGCTCACGTTCCAGCATCTCGTCGTTTTCCTTCAAGGTCCCGAACTTGGCTCGCCATGTGGAGCATTTAATGAGCATGATCTTATCGAGAATCGACCCATCCAACTGGGGCACAATGCCGAGAGAATCGGAGTCATCATTGCAGGTCATGCAGATACGACCAAACCACGTCAACGTCACTGCGTCCACATACTTGGGCTGATAGGTGAGTTCCGGGCTGGCAACGTGCTTCTTGAGCATTTCAGAGAACCGCTTGTGGTCGCTGTAGGTCGCCGTGCTCTTCGAGTCATCGACGTTCCACAAGTTGACACAGCCAAGCTCCTTGTTGAATCCCTTGCCCTCCAGCAGGTAGTTGCTGGCGTCAGAGGCCAGTCCAAAAATACTCTTCATCACCCGCACAGAGAGGAAGGACTTCCCTTGTCCGGGCGGCCCAGCGATGAGCATCATCTGTCCAAGGCGGGGTTCCCCATTCAAAGCCGCCAGATAGAACCTCTGGAGCCATGCAAAGAAGTAATCTCGTGCAACGTTCCCGCGCACCGGAGTGTCGTCAAAGATGTGATCGAAGAACAAAGCCAACCACGGAAAGTCGGCTTTGGTGGCACGGTCTGCTGGGTGAAGGACTACGTCTTGCGCCGCCGTGTTGAGGAACTTCACACCGTTATAGTCGACAACTGCGCTCTTGTTGAACATGAACGGAGCCGCGCCCGCCACGCGGCGGGTTTCCTGAATGAGCATAAGGACCTGCTCAGCGTCCGTGGCGGTCTGGCCGGGTTTGATCCGGTGGGAGATTCCGCCTACTTTCAGCCTCATCAGCATGTTGTCCTTGTTGTAGGTCTGCCACACCTTGGAAACGTAGAGGGCATAGTCACCACTCCCGGCCTCGTAGTAGGCGCTGCCCGCCGCGTCAGCGAGCTGCTTCTGCTTGTAGGCCTTCACGAACTCGTGGCCCAGCAAGTCTGCCCATGTCGTCAGCCCCTTGATGGCGCGAGTTGAGAAGGCTCGCATGCCCGTCTCGGTGACAAGACAGCCCACCCGTTCGATACCATCGTCGATCCAGAACAGTGGGCCACGCGAGCCAAGAGTAAAATCCCCTGACCAGCGGGCACGGAAACTGGGAAACTTGGCTGCGAGGGCGTCAGCGACCACTTCGAGGGGAATAACTGCGTCACCGTCGGTAGACTCGTGAATGAGCTTCCCCAGCACCGCGAAACACGCAGACAGGATAGTGTCCCGAGGGACCGGAGCAGAGGAAACAGGTGCCCAATGACGACCTATTTCCCACATCTCCACGGGCTTGTAGCTGGCCTCATCAAAACCAGCTGCCAACATCGGGGCACTGAGTTCCTTGGCGACCGCCCGGATGAGTTTGGTCTGATTTTTGGGCTCGTCGGGGAGCTGAATGGGTTCCTCAAATTCCCAGATCACCCGCACCTTGCCCGAAAAAGTGGTAGTGACCCACTGCGGCTGAATGCGGTGGGACATTTTCAGGCACTTAGCCAGCACTTTGGCAGGCTCGATCCCCGCGCCGTCATAATCAGCGGCGAAGCCGTGCATGATGACCGGTGGGTTGTCATGCACGCTAGGGCGTCGGGTTGGGTTGAGCCCCTCGAAAGTGCTGTAGAAAACGTGGCGCGTGTCTGGATCCACACACCACTTACGATAATCTTCCTTGTCCCGGAAAACCGGGATAGGTGGCAGGATGTCAGGGGGAAGACTCTGCTGGATAGCCTCAGAAGTCCCGAGCGATTGAATTGTGGTGTAGATCATTATTTTCCGGGGTAAGTTTTGAAAATTCCACCTTCAGCACCCAGTGGCAGCCCCGGCATAAAGTCGGGAGTCGCACACATGATTTGAAGGATGTCACGCAGTGCCTCGTCGGCCTTGTCTTCTTCAACGAGGGCTGTCAGTTCATCATGCACGTGGAACAATACGGGGTATCCCGCGTCTTCTACGTCGAGGATCTTCTCAGCGAACACCTCACGAGCCGTGGCCTGTGTGATGTTTTCCGTCAAGCTCCCACCCCACCACCGGCGGCGGGTCATACCACCTTGGAAAGCGGTCTCTGCAGAAAGCCCGCCCATGTTGGAGGGCCGGAAATACCGCATGATGCGGCCCGTGGGCAGCTCGACTTCAAAGGTTTCTTTGAGCCGGGCGGAGCGCACCATGCCGGATTCCAGTGAGTCCCAGATACCACCTTTGCCGCAGATTTCAGGGGAGGTCCTGCGGAAGTCGGCCACAATGTGCTCCGCTTCCCGAGGAGCCACCACCAAACCGCACATGGTGTCAGCCATGAGAATAAATTTCTCAGCGCCAGCACCGTAGCCGAGCGCGAGCACACGGGCCTTGGCGAGCTTGTAGAGATTGGGGTCCTCAGATTTGAGCGCCCCACCTTTCCAGCCCATGGAAGCCCTAGCGTGGGCCTCATAAATAGCGGCACCACCACGGATTGAGTCGAGCAGCACCGTGTTGTTAGTCAACCAGCCGAGGCATCGAGGTTCAATCTGGCTAGAGTCGACGTTGATGAACACATACCCCGGTGGGGCTTCAATCATGTCGCGAAAGTTGACTCCAAACATCGCGGAGCTTGGCAGGTTCTGCATGTTGACACCATCAGCGCCAGAAAAACGGCCCGTCGTAGATGCCCCAAAATAGAGCATGCCGAAGCTCATATACCCGTTATCGGTTCGGACGCGGGCACGCATCGCCTTCAGCTTCTTGGAGAGAATATTCGTGCGCCGAACTGTCCGCATGTCGGCCACCCAAGGGAACGTCGCCCCATGTGTGTCCTCCCAGCGCTGACACTCCACCGAATCCTCCGCGAGAGACCCCGGAGGGGTGATGCCCACCTCGCGGCACTTGTGCGCAAGAGCCTTTGGAGACAGTGCTTTACCACCCTCAGCCACCCATGGGAGGCGCTCCAAGGCTTCAAACTGCTGACGCTCAATCTCAGGGATGGCCGTGTCGATCTTGCCAAGGTTCACCGGGACCCCATCCCATGCCATCATACGAGTGTGGCGGGACAGCGCGCGCTCACGCAGTGGCCACTTCCACCCAAAATTTGTCCACAATTCCAGACACGAGTCCGCGTCACATTGGGCGTATTCAAGCATGGCCGACTTGGCGATCAGGTCGCAGTCTTCCCAGCGTTTACCTACCATACCGTCGCGAACTGCCTTGGACAAAGCCGGACGATCAAAGAGAAAGGCTGTCCCCTTTGCAAGGGACCTCGGTGCCCCCAAGTAGGCGCAGAGATCAGCGGTGCAGTGAGTCACACCGGGGCGCGCAGATTCAGGAACGACGCCGTCAGCGCGGAGACGCTGCAGGACCAGCTCATCGAAGCTGGCGTTGTGGTGAAGCCAGCCCCAAGAAGGGCCGGAAATTTGACTCCAATCGAAGTCGCGCGGATGACCAACCCAGCGAAGGCCGGTCGACGTCGAGACAGACACCAAGTATGCGTCAAAATCAGGATGATTGACGTAGTTCCAAGTCCCTTGGACTGTGATAGAAAGCTCTTTGGAGTAGAATGTCTCGAAGTCAATGGCGGCTACTTGAGACGCCATACGAGATACCCCTTTCCGGTAGCAGTCTTACGGGTAGCGATGGAGATCCCATGCCGAGGAGAGATGACGTGCATCGCACGGACCTGCTTGGCAGTGCAGGCGACGCCGTCGGAGGAATGTGGGACGAGACTGCGGAGGATCTCAGTGACAGAG